TATAATTCAAGATGATGAACTAGTTTCATATCGTATACATAGAGTGATTGATAAGGCAATCGAAGAATATAAAAAGGATGTTTAGACTCTTTGAAATTAGAGATGGAAAGTTTACAACTCTCCCTGACATTAAAGCAAAAAGATTTAAAGACTTTATTCTGAGTTCAGTTATTGTATTGGTGATTGCTTCAGTAGCATCTTTATTGAGAATTGATGAAAAGCATCTTTGGAAGATTTACAATCTAATCATTCAGCATTTCAATCTAGGTAGTGATAGTCCTAAATTAGATAATGAAAAAGAATTAGAAGCAAGAGTTGAATTAGAAGTAGATAGAGCACTCAGAGAAGCAGAAGATGAGTATAATAGAATTATCAGAGAAGCAGATATGAAATATGCTCCAAGATATGTTGAAGAGGAAAATGATGAGGCATTATGCTATACGCCAGAATGTAAGGCATTAGCACCACCAATGCGAATATGTTCTGTATGGGACCCTACTTGCCCGACCACTGCTCCAACCGTCACAGAGGGGTTGACTGGGGGTTCTGAGGGTGGTATTATTAAAGAGTCGGTGGGAGACAAACCACCACGAGAACCTGGAAAATTTAGATTCTAATCGGGTAGGTGTCCGAGTGGTTAATGGAGGCGGACTGTAAATCCGCTGGCTCTGCCTACGGGGGTTCAAATCCCTCCCTGCCCATTGCCGTGGTTCAAAACTTGAGATAAGATGCAGTGGGGCGCTTATCAAAGAGTTTTGATTTAGATTCACAACCACACGGCATCACTTGACAATCTGAGGTTGATGCTTTATGATTGTTTTGTTCGGGAATATAGCTTAATGGTTAGAGCGCCCTGCTTATAACGGGGTAGTCTGGGTTCAACTCCCAGTATTCCTATAGGGTACAACAAGGAACGTTGTATTAAATGAAGGGTCCCCTCTGCTGAATCGTAGATTATCGTGGTCAGACACCCTCGCCCAAAAATGCTCCTTTAGCAATCTGGTGAATGCAGCGAACTCATAATTCGCCTGAGGCGTGTTCGATCCACGCAAGGAGCACCTAAGGGGCGGTGGTGGAAGTGGTAGACACACCAGACTTAAAATCTGTTGGGAGCAATCCCGTGGGGGTTCAAGTCCCCCTCGCCCTACTTGACAATCAAATCCCTATCTGATATGATATGGGAGTTGAGAAATCAACTGCGGCACTCCCCTTTAGTAGGTTCAGGAGTGGCGGCGATAGGAACCTACTTTATGACTCAGTAGCTCAGTTGGATAGAGCATCTGCCTTCTAAGCAGTTGGTCGGGGGTTCAAGTCCCTCCTGAGTCGTTGGAGTTTATCTCCACATTCCACAATAGCTCAGCGGTAGAGTCGGTGACTGTTAATCACTTGGTCCCTGGTTCGAATCCAGGTTGTGGAGTTGACAATCAGACCTAAATGGTTTAGAATTGTCCCACATAATAGTTTCTTAAAAAATGAATCTGACAAAAACTCAAAAAATTATTGGTGGCGTTACAGCAGGAGTTGTAGTTCTTGTTGGAGGTGTTGCAGGATTTTTTGCTAAAGTTCAACACGATGAAAATGTAAAAAAGGAAGCAGCACGACTTGCATATGAAAATCGTGCTATTGTAGAGGAAGACTGTATTATGAATGGATACGGTCAAGGTAATTGTAATTTTACAAACATTGGTAGAACTACAGGAGCACTTTGTGGAGTTATTCAGGTTGATGGACCTGGCACCGTAACTTCAAGTAAGTTTTGTTCTGGTCCAGTTCAACCACAATCTACAGAAAAAGTAGAGTTCAATATTCCTCAAGTAGATGAACTCTGTGATAATGGATTTGAATCTTGGACTGAAAAGTGCAGTTTCACTTTTGTTCCCAATGAACCTGTTGTAAAATCTGGTCCTGTTGTTTGATATTGTTGACAATCAGACCTAAATGGGTTATGATTGTCTCATTGCGAAATTGGTGTAGTGGTAACATCCCATCCTTCCAAGTTGGTGTCACGGGTTCGAATCCCGTATTTCGCTTACATAAATACTTAGAAAAGTATAATGGAAACCCTTTACAAGTTACTTTCTGATACTCAAGCAAGTCTTTTTGTTCTTTTTCAAAAGACTTGGGTATATCATTGGAATGTAGTTGGTCCTAACTTTAAAGAGTTCCATGATTTATTTGGTGCTCATTATGAAGCAATGTTTGAACAAGTAGATCGTCTCACTGAGCATATGAGATATCTAAATATTAAACCAGTTCCTACTTTAACTAGAATTACTGAGGTATCTCACGTTAAAGAGGCAAATAGTGCTCTAGATGCTATGGGAATGGTGAATGATCTAATTGCTGGTCATGAAAAGATCGTAGAACTTCTTGGTCAAGTTGCCGAAGAAGCAGAAGCACAAAAGTCAAGAGGAACCACAAACCTTGTTGATGACTTAAATGAAGAGCATGGTAAATTTATTTGGATGTTAAGATCGTTTACACAATGAAGAAAAAAACTTTTAATAAACTCATTCAAAAACCCCTAAGGTTTCATCATCAAGATATTCACGAGGAACTTGATAGTATTAAAATAGAATTAGCAGAGATTAGGAGATTGTTGGAAAATGTTAATAGTGAGATGCCGAGATTGCAACAAAGAGATAACGGGGACAAATAAAACCCAAGTCTGTGGTTGTCCTAATATGATGACTGTAAAGGGTGATGGAGTTTCTGCTGTTGACTTAACTAGAGTTGTTATGGTAAACTCTACACAGAAAGAACAAAAGAATGTTCTGACTTCCCAGGATATTGCCTGGCAAGAAGCAAGAAGACAACGTAAAGTTCGTAGGTTAGACTTCGAAGTTCGCTGAAGTCTATTTGGAAAGGTGGTCGAGTGGTTGAAGGCTCTAGTCTTGAAAACTAGCGATGTGAAAGCATCCGTGGGTTCGAATCCCACCCTTTCCGTTTTAAGATAAGTTACAAATTTAACAATTAATTCAACAGTGTTACGATATGAACACAAAAAGTTGACTTCGAAGTGACTGTGATTATTATATAGTAGTATCGCAGGGGCACACCTATGGATCAACACACCTATGCTAATTGGGTGAAGATCAAGGAAACTTTTGAATCTTCTGGTAATACAGATAATATGTTTTACCGAAGAGCGGTTGAAATATTAAAAACTCGAAGAGATCCCCTTGCAAAATTTCTTGGTGATGAGAAGTGATGGAACCGTTCGATGATGATTATGTAACTCGCGCAGAAGTGCAGGAGATGATCGATGCCGCAATACGACGACACAACCGTAATGCTTCTATCATTAGTATGTGCGTCGGTTGGGTGGTTCTTGCTTTATTTGCTGAGGGACTTTTAAGATTAGTTGGAGTTATTCCACCCCTACTTCCATTTCTTAAAATTACTTTAAACTAATGGTAACAATTACAGAAGAAGATTTGCAAAAATTAAATCAAAGAGTTCATCAACAAAAAATGGAAGAACTTTTTGAAGAACCATCAACTTACGAGGATGATGAAGATGATTAAAACACTTTTGACTTTAACTATCATTTATGGTTCCATTATGGCAATTTGGATTGCCTGGGGACTCACACACGCTTACTAAGGAGTTTTATGAAAGTAGGATTAATTGGTCTTGGAAGAATGGGCGAAGGTATGTCTCGCCGTATGATGAAAGCAGGCATAGAAGTCTGGGGATATAGGAGGAATTATGGAAAAGCAAACGAAGCATTTGAGAAGGGATTTGTTAATGGAATTACAACTGATATTGAAAGCCTTGTTAAGGTAGTTAAACACAACAATAAAGGTGGACAACAACCAGGAATCTTTCAAATGGTTGTTCCTGCTGAAACTGTAGAGGAGACAATTAATGAGTTACTACGATATTGTAGTGAAGGAGATATTATTATTGATCATGGCAATAGCAATTTTAAAGACAGTAGGAAAAGAGCAGAACGTCTGGCAAAACTTGGTATCCAATATATTGATTGTGGCACTAGCGGTGGTGTTTATGGTTTGGATCGTGGATACTGTCTTATGGTTGGCGGCGGAAATACTGCGGTCGCCACTTGTTCAAGCATTTTTGATGCCCTCGCTCCAGGAATCAACGCTGCCCCCAGGACTCAATTTGACTCGGATGTAACCTCTGCTGAGTTTGGATGGTTACATTGTGGTGGTCCAGGTGCTGGACATTTTGTAAAGATGGTTCATAACGGTATTGAGTATGGCATTATGCAAGCATATGCCGAAGGTTTCAATATTTTAAAGAATGCTAATGCAGGTTCTCAGTATGTTAGAGAAGGAGACGCTGAAGTTGCCCCGATGGCAGACCCAGAAAGTTATTGCTACGATATTGATGTTGCTGAGGTTGCTGAGTTATGGCGTCGCGGTAGCGTGGTTGGGTCTTGGTTACTTGACCTTACTGCTGATGTGCTACGCAGGGATGGTAGCCTTAAACAGTTCTCTGGAGGCGTATCCGATAGCGGTGAGGGTCGTTGGACTGTTTCTGCCGCTGTGGAC